GTGCCTCAACATCGACAAGGATGTTCTGCTCACCAGCGCCGATGGCAACAACTTCTCTCTCCCGCTGACCTGTAAGCTGTCCTGGCCCACGATGGGCGTGGACGGCACCCTGGCAGGCGGCTGGCTCCTGCTTGCCGCCCCCGGTGTTGTCACCCACAAGCTCTCTGGCACCAAGGTAGACTTCACCGCTGCAGGCACCTACGACATGAGCGCCACATCGTTCAGCGGTAGCGTTGAATTCGTGAACAGCTCAGGCGGATCGGTGACCGTGTCTATCCCGTCCGGCTTCACTCCGGTCAACACCGGACCCAGCATCACGCTGACTGCACCATCGCTGACTACAACCCTCTCTGCAAACGTGTCGCTGGCGGGTGCGGAGGTGCGGATTTACGACCTCGACAACGCGCCCGTCGGAAGCCTAGGCACAGAGCTGGCAGGAACCGAATCCTGCCCCACAGCTACCTTCGCCTTCAACATCGCGTCGGGCAACAACGTGTGGGTTCAGATCATGCTGGCGGGCTACAAAGAGTTCGGGCAGCAGATCACCGGACCCATATCATCAACCACCCTAGCTATTGCACTACAGAAAGAACTAGATGCTTAAAAAAGTACGTGCCCAGCAAATAACCCTAGAGCTACCAACTGAGGGTGCAGAAGTATGGGTTCGTGCAGTAATTCAGACAGTTTACAAAGACGCACAATACAATACTACGCAAACTGTAGATAGAACTTCTGCACTACACCGTAGGTTTAGTGAATTTGCAACACAGATTGAAACTATTCAAGACCCTATAACAGGACAATCACTAACTATTAGCGGAGTAGGGATCGCTTTAGCAGTATCGGCATTCGTAAAGACATGGATGCTTACAGATATACCTGGTGCGACCCTAAACACTAATGACGATATTACTTTGGAGTAAAAATGACTATAATTACCCACCTAAACTTTGCTACGGCCCTTAAGGAGTCTACTAATCCTCGAGGATCAACCCCAAATGGTAATGTATATTTTGACGTAGCTAATAATGAGATACAACTTATTGGAGCAGATGAGTTAGCAACATTTGATCATACATCTATTGGAGGTGGTGCAGGTCAAGTCAACTCTCTTAATAATTTCGATGGTATCACTATGAGAGCACTCTATAACTTTGAGAATGCTCGTCGTCGCCTGAATGAAGTACTACGGAAGTATAAACGTGGAACAGATGGAGACTACCGCTTTGCGGGGGCCTTCTCCTTCGTAAATGGGGTTAAACTGGATGGTACAGATCGTGCTAAAGTACGTGGGTCTGGCTTTATCGAATACGCTAATACACTAGACGGTGCAACAGACGTAGATCGTATCTACCATGGAGTTCTATCTCTAGTAGACATTCAAGCAGGTACTTCCCCTTATTGGGCATTAGTAACCGCAGAAGATGAAACATCACTGCAGGCGTCAACATGGACAAACTTTATTCGTGCCGGAGATATTAATGAAGCTGTACAAGTATTTGGTAGTACTACCTTTGGTGATGCTACTGCAGGCTCATTTGACTATACTACAAGAGTTCTAGTTGTTCGTGTTCGTTCCTGGGGGTATAATCCAGGAGAGACAACTTCTGTATTGACAGGTATTAGTGAGTTCTCAGGGTTCTCTGCCGGCTATGGTGTTGGAGAGTCAATAAATACTAGTAATGCGTATACGTTAGTAGATGTTTATGGTGGAGCAAAGATTGCACCTTGGACAGGTATGACACTAGAGAAGCTTGTTTCCCCACAAGTAGAATCGGGTTTTAATGAAGCTAATGGTAATTTTACCTGGACCCTAAATAATACTGCTAATGGTACTGCTCAGCAATGTGCAGCATACCTTGATGCTATAACTTTACAAGATGCAACTATTAATATTGGGGATGTGTATAACGGTAAGAAAGGTAGACTTTGGTATACTCGTAATGCTGCGGGTAAAATTGTTACAACCTCTATTGGTGGAGCCGGGTTATTTATTGAAGGTCTAAGTACTGCTGAAAAGCAGGACGTAGTAATGACTGACAATGCTGGAGCTACTAAAACATACCCCTTCTTTCCAGATATACAGATTAGTGTAGGCACAGCAGCACTCTCAGATCCTTTAGCGTGGTATCATGTTTTCTACGTAGATGGTTTAGCTGCTGCTGACTTTGATACCGTTGGAGCTGTTACAGTTCAAAACTCATCCTCTGCGGATGTAAAGGGTAACGTACAGGCTAGCCAAGTTGGTGGGAAAATTAGTTTTCCGTATGCATACGATACAAATACACAGGCAGGGCTATCTGCAGGAGTTGATAAAAACTGTGTTGTTATAGTTGAAGGAGATGGTGGTGCGGCACAAGCAACTACTTACTTTAGCATAACTAGAAGCTCCGTAGTTTCCGTTACTTGTGCTCCCTCATCTGATAATAATAATTAATTATGGCTGTCGTAGCATCTGTTGATTACGCTACTCGTCGCGTATACCTTGCCGCAGCAACTGTAGATGCTAACCTTGATACCTTAGATATATATCGTGAAGTACGAGCTTTACGTAGAACTAATGAGGTACATCGTAAGTATAAGCCGATGGTTGAGGCAGGAGGTAATCTTGTAAAGATTACAGGTATTAGTTATACTCCTGCGTATGTGCGGTTACTTTATGGTTGTCGCATCGTCCCGTATAATGTTAGTCACAAGATACGATTAGTACGCGATACGTTTACCGATGACGGCTTAGCTGGAAGAGACTGCTTTGACCGTACACCACTATCAGTAAGTGTAGATGTTGATATTGATGTGGACTATCCTGAAATTGAAATACGCCAGATAGTTATTTCCGGTAGTACAGGACCCTCAGCCGCACAAATTGCAGAAGCTATATTAGCTGCTGCAATTATATCACCAATTGCTTCTGATACTAAGAAGGTTAATAGTATAAACCTTACAGGCTTAGGTACTACACAATCTCCTTGGGGCCCTGTGTAATGTCATGGGGTTCAAGTTGGGGCCCAAGTTGGGGGGCTTCCTTTGGAGGCATATACTCTCCTAGTAGTGTGTATAGGATTAAAAAAGGATCATATATCTATTTAGATACATCTGCATTTTTTATACCTAATGTAGACAGCTACTATATAATAAATAAGGACACTAAACGTGCCATCACAATTAATACTATCAATTCTGTACAAGAGCTTGTCCGCTTTAGCTATAATTATCGCAATGTACATGGGATATAACCATGTCAAAGATATTGGGTATAAAGAGGCTGAAACTAAGTACACCCAGGTAATTAAAGATTATGAAAATAATGTTAGTAGAAAAATCAATGTTATTGAAGCTATATCTAACTCCTTAGCTATAGAAAGTAAAGAATCATCCGAAGCTCTGGCTAAAGATGTTGGCAATATTCTTAGCAATACAAAAGGTAAAACATTAACTGTTATAAAAAATGGTGAATGTACCCCAAGTAAGACATTTTCAGATAGCTTCACTGAGATTAATAAACGTACTAACCAGAGTATGAAAGGTTCTGATAAATGAAAATTATCCTTATTCTAATTCTCTCATTTTTGCTACAGGGCTGCGCCTTTTTAGATTATTTTAAAAAACACGATGAACCGGTAATAGCGGTACAACCCGCTAATATTGACTCTGCTACTTATGAACTATGCGATCTACTATCTGAATCACTAGTAATTAATACGTTTGAGGACGGTCTAATAGCCTATGGTGACTTAGCTACTAAATATAGTAAGTGTGCTAAAAAACAGTCTAATTCAGTGGTACTATTAAAAAAGTTTGCTAATAAGCCATAATATATGAAACAACTATATGATGAACTAGACTCTGAAGGTAATATAGTATATAGTAATATTTTACTTATTCCTGGATTAAATTTACCTACTGGACATAGATGGGTAGAACATGTGCAAACTCTAGAAGAGGCAAAACATGATAAGCGTACAGAGATTGAGAGTATTAAAGCTATTAAATGCTTTGAGCCAGTAGATGCCATTGGACATACATGGCAAGCAGACGCCAGAAGTCAGAGCTTAATTTCCTCAGCAGTATTACTAGCTCAAATTGGAGCAGCACCTTCCCCTACTTCATGGCGTACCTTAGATAATATAGATGTGGCTATTACCTTAGCAGATCTTAAAACTATAGCAGGTACTATTGCGTACTACACACAACAAGCGTATACTCAGTCCTGGCAATTAAAGGCACTAACTAATGCAGCAACTACTATACCGGAAGTGAATAATATATTATGGCTGTAAATAACTTAAGAGTAGTATATAATAATGTAGCAGATACATCAGTTATTACAGCTACTAGTACTGCAGTAAATTTTTCTACTAATAATATGCAGAAGGATACTAAAGGTGTAGTGTGGCGATCAACTTCTAGTGTAGATAATACTATTACCCTAAACTGGAGTACTTATGAAAGTATAGGGTGTATCTCTCTGCCCTTTACTAACCTTAGTAGTAGTGCTACTATTACCTACTCACTATATAATGGGGCAAATGCTACTGGAACGCTATTATATACTTCGGGCGCTGTACCTGCGATACCTTATAATTTAGCTACCTGGGGTACTATAGTTACTGGTGTTATGTCATATAGCTTTGGTGGAGGCAATCCTGTACGTCACTATCCTACTAGTACTATTGATAACGTACGTTCTATGACTATCAATATATCTGACGGAGGCAACCCTCAAGGATACTTTGAGATATCTAGAATAGTTTGTGGTAAGTACTGGAGCCCTAAATATAATACTGAGTTCGGACTTTCAATAAGTATTAATGACCAAAGTTCTCATAGTAGGGGGCAAGCTGGCAATCTAATAACAGATGTAGGCACAGTTTATAAGACTCTTGATTTTAATCTAGGGTATTTGGATGCTTCTGATAGAAATATGTTTATACAGATTCTAAAGTTAAATGGTATGCGTAAATCGATGTTTATATCCGTATTCCCTAATGATACCGATGTAGAGAAAGAATACTCTTATCAAATATATGGTAGATTAAGTAGTAATGCTTCAATTGTACACCCTATGTTTCATCAATATGCTTCTAGCGTAACTATCGAGGAAGTATAATATGACCCTAAGGCGGATCGATATATATGCTCCGCATATAACTGATCAAGAAGCCACAGCCTTTACATTAATGTTTGAAAAGCGCGAACAGTATGTTGATCAAGGTAGAAATAGAGAGGCCCATGGGGCCGGTACTATGATTAATATTCTATGGAAAACACTATCAGGTTTTTCTGATACTATACCAACACTACCAGCAGAGCTGGATGAAAGATAATTATGAAGTTTGTAGAGAATGTAAACCAATGCTGGAAATGGTTCAGTGTACAAGCTATGGCAATTGCTGTAGCTATCCAAGGTACATGGCCAATGATTCCTCCTGAAATGAAAGAAACTATCCCATCTAATGCAGTACATGCTATTACTGCAGTACTATTAGTAGCAGGCATTGTAGGCCGCACAGTAAAACAATCAGACCCAAAATAGTATGCAACTATCTGAGCACTTCTCTCTAGAAGAGATGACTATAACCTCTGTAAGGGGTATAGATAATACACCCACTGCTTTGGTAAAGGCTACCCTAGTAGAAACTGCAAGAGCTATGGAAGAAGTAAGGGCGTTACTTGGTAAGCCTATACATATTAATAGTGCTTATAGGTCTTTAGCTGTCAATAAAGCAGTAGGCTCTAAAACAACTAAAAGCCAGCATATAGAGGGTAAGGCAGTAGACTTTATATGCCCGCAATTTGGCTCACCTAGACAAATTGTAGAGAAAATTAAGAAATCAAGCCTTAGATATGATCAACTTATCCTAGAGTTTGATTCGTGGGTACACATTAGCTTCACAAAAGATAAAAACCGTAGTCAGGTACTAGTAATAGATAATATTGGTACCAGAATTTTTGTTTAACTAACTAGGATTAACACATGGCAAGAGGCACTGGAAAAAGAGCTCGTAGATCAGAGCAGGACAATGTTTATAGTAGAAAAGAAAAAACTACTGAAAGACGTACTACTTCAGATGACTACAAACCAAATTATAACTTTAAAGAGGTACTCCCTCTTAATTTCATTCAGGGGGAGTACCTGGAAGCTATTAAATATAATGAAGTAATATTTGGTATTGGCTCTGCTGGTACAGGTAAAACATTTATTGCAGCATCTTTTGCTGCATCAGAGTTATTTCATAGACGAGTAAGTAAAATTTATCTTACCCGCCCTAATATAGAAACTGGGAGAGGTCTAGGGTTTCTCCCAGGTACTTTAGAGGAAAAATATGCTCCTTACTTACTACCTTTTGATTCTATATTTACCAAGGCTCTTGGTAAAGGATTTTATGAATATGCACTCAAGAGCAAAGATATTGAGCCAACGCCGTTAGGGTTCCTTAGAGGCACTACATTTGAGAATTGCATTGTTTTAGTTGATGAAGCACAAAACTGTACTAAAGAAGAAATGAAGATGCTTCTTACTCGTATTGGCAAAAATTGCAAGATGATTTTTTCGGGGGACTCAGAACAGTCTGACATTGGGAATGACTCTGGGTTGATGGATGCAGTTAATAGGTTAGAGGGTACCTCAGGTATTGAAGTTATTGACTTCCTAGACGAAGATATTGTTCGTAGCAAAATGTGTAAAGCTATTATTATGGCTTATAGAAAATGAAATATACAGAAATTAGAAGTCAAATAGCCTCTGGAGATATACTTGCTTGGACTCACCGTAGCTGGGGTTCAATATACGATATTAAGGTACAGCTAGTAAGGTTCTTTACTCAATCAGAATACTCACATGTAGGTACTGCATGGGTTGTAGGTGACAGGGTATTTGTGATCGAAGCAGTAGTACCTACTGTACGAGTATACCCTTTATCTAAGTATGACGAGTTTTTCCTAATACCTATTGGCGCTAAATGGTCTAGGGATACTGAGGCACTGGCACTATCTAAGGTTGGTCAAAAGTATAGTACTTGGGAAGCTATTAAATCGTTATTCGTCAAATTAAAGGATGACGATATATGGGAGTGTGCTGAACTATGCGCTAAAATAGCTACCAGTGATGGTATTAATCTTGGTGATAGGTATACCCCTTCAGATATTGTACGAAAAGCACAATTATTAGGTAAGCACACTATTTTAGTTACTACATGAAAAAAGCCCCTACAGAGTTAATCTGTAGGGGCTTTTTTAGTACTCGGTAGCTGGCGTCTCTTGAACAGTAGGGGGTTCTTGTTGTTCTCGATACTGTCGCTCAATACTAGCTAATAATGGTTGGGCTAATTTAAATGGTAACTCCTGTACTCCATTAGCTACTAAAGTAATTTCTTCTTGTGTAAATGTAAATTGCATATTATTCCTTATTTAATAGGGCAGGCGCCTGTCGCGCAATCGTCTTGAATTATTTCGTCAAAGCTATTTGTATTTTCCAGATCAACCTCTAAAAGAGTGGCTACATACTCTTTATATGTATGTTCATCCACAACTTCCTGTGGTAGGTATAAGTATCCAAGGTCTTTAGCAGTCATACTGGGGTCAGTACGATAGATGAAGCTAACACCTACATAAATATCCCAATTATTAAGTAACCACTTAATAATACCCTCAACTTCTGTAAGATCATAGCTAATAGTAACAGAAGTATTCTGCTGAGTCCAGCTATTTTGAATTAGCTTATACTTTTCTAGCTGTTCGATAGCTGTATCTAAATTAATCTCTTTACCGTTAACTTTATGAAAAGGTACATCATCCCATTTTACTGGGAATGTTACTAGTACCCCTGAGTCGTCTGTAGGATGGTTAATGATAGTATAGTTAGCGTTTCTAAGTTTCTCAACAATAGGGTCGTACTTACTAAACTGAACGTTATTAAAAATGTACTTACCTAAAGGCTTATGAATACCTTCTGTGGTATCCATGATTTTAGATAATGTGCCAGAAGGCTTAACGCAAGTAATATTCTTAGGACGAGGCAAACCAAGCTCGTCAGCCATACCAATAGCAGCGCTTGTTGCAGTGCGCTTAAGGTACTCATAGTCATAACCACCCATATCAGGACGTTTAGCGATACCAGTAAGGCCTACACCACAAAGACGTAGAAAGTAGTTATTAAGGTGCCAGGATTCTTGTAGTATACCATCTTTTAGGTTTACACAGGTTTGTCTATAGTTAGCTCTTGCAGCAAGTCTAATAGCTTCATGCAGTCCAGCGGTATCGCCCTTGAACTTTCCAATGTCAGTTTCAGTGAGGTTGCAAAATGACTTATTTCCCAAGAGGATTTCAACACACGGATTACACCCTGAGAACCATGGAGCTCGTCTAGTTGCTTCGACAGCATTGATAAATCCAGGTTCGGAGCCTCCCGCATCTGCCATGAGATCAAAAATTCTGCGTAGATCTGCATATAAAGGCCTTTCTTTAAATACTAAGGAGTTATTAGATTGTTGGCGGTGAGCGTTATTATGCAACCACCAGTCTTTCTTAGCTATTGCAAACTCTTCCCACTCTGGTTGCCCATACTCGAATAGAGCAATTTCGGCAGAACGGCGAGAAGATAGAATAGTGCCAAGCAGATTAACAATATCAAGAATATCCATTTTAGTAAGGAGACTATCTGCCCTACCGTTAAGAATATTGGCGATAGCAACATAAGCAGTACTAATAGCAGTATCACCACTTGAAATCCAGCCATATCCTTTTAATCTTTCGCCTGCCGGACGTAGTTGGGAGAAGTCAAGCACCAGTTCTTTAGCGGGATATTTTCCAGCCATAAGCTTTCCGATTGATTTTGCCCACGCTTCTGCAGAATCTCCCACTGTGATGGTCCAGACTTTAGTCTCGGGGTTGAAATGCTCAGTATTGTTCTCATTTCCGCCTTTTGATACGCGTGTTGATCTAACCACTCGAATTGACTTGATTGGCTTACTAAATCCATTTAATGTACCTACAATTGGTTTAAACCCTACTCCACAGCCCTGTAATAGTAACCATAGAACGTCTACGCAGTCATAGATTGTTTCTACTTGAGTAAAGCTACAGTTAAACTGGCTAGCTTCGCGTTTTTGAGCTACTAAAGTACCTCCCAACCATAAAGACCTCCCAGACATTGATACTTTACGGTCTATCATTAACTGTTCAAGGTCGTATAGTTCACCAAATTCTGTATCTGTTAGCTCACGCTTAGATGCCCTTTCCCACAACCATTGCTGGTGATCAATAACCCTAGCTACAGTCTCCGCCCATGTTTCAAAGTTTTTACCTGTATCATCTGTAGGTCTATTATACGTTCTACGTGTAATTACCTGTGCCCGTGTACTAAATTGTTGCATTAAATATCTTTCTTAAACATTAATCTATCATTAAGTAACTCGCGAGCTACTCTATTAGCAAAAGACTCTCTTAGGTCTTCATAGCATTCTGTAATTTTAACTTTCATAATATTATGGTTAGGCAGGACTAGTAATGCGGCACTCATAGAACGCAGCATATCAATAACTATCAGCTGTTCATTATTAAATGTATTCATCCAGTGCTCCCAAGCCCATTAGTACCCCTAGCCGTAGCGAGCCAGGCATCTTCGTGCCCTTCGTATTCTCTAAAGTTACATAATACAATAGGGGTTACTACTAATTGGGCTACTTTAGTAGCGTATGGGTTAATCTCATATGGCTCGGTACCGTTATTGATAATCATAACTTTAATTGTCCCTCTGTAAGCCGCATCAATGACCCCTACTGAGTTAGCTAGATGAATTCGTAACTTACCTTGACCACTTCGACTGTACACTAACCCTACAAAACCTTCTGGAATTCTTACTGCAACACCTGTATCTACTAAACACATTTCATTAGGGTATACAATATGTTTAGCGACAGAGAATAAATCTGCTCCCGCATCTGTAGGGTGTGCCCGAAGGGGCTCAGCTCTAGGGTCTACTAATTTTACTTCAATATTCATTCTAAATAATCTTCCAAAATTTTATCTAATTGTTTAATATTTTCTGTACCTATAGCGTCTTCACAGAAGGTTACTAGGTCCATTAACTGATAGTTAAGCATTAGGGCTTCAGCACCAAAAGTATTAAGATTAGCAATGTATTTATACTTACTACTAATAGGCAGAGCTGAGATAATATCATAAGTCGATCCGTACTCCTCCACGAGCTGCTGTGCCTTTTTAGGACCAACAAGAGGCACACCGGGTACGTTATCGCCGCTATCCCCCATAAGACACTTAATGCTAATGTAGCTATCTCTATCAAAGTCATAATGACTACTCCAATTATCTACAGTAAACTCTTTTCTAGTCACATAACTGAATTGGGATACCCCCTCGTCTACTAGAAGATTCCAATCTCTATCTGACGAGATTAACCATATTTGTGATATGGCAAAACGCTTTCGCTTACTAACTATGTACGCAGCAATATCGTCGGCCTCCACCCCAAGGAAGCGAGCAACTGGGTATACTCCTTCAGTTGAGTATCTATTAAGAATTCCCTGTACTTCCGCAAAAAATGCTGCGAACTCTGCCGCTTCTTCCTCTGTCTGACTTTCAAACTTTTCCTTTCGGTTAGCTTTGTATTCTGGATATATTGCTTTTCTGTAACTACTAGAACCCCAGTCTCCTGCGATAATTAGCTTATTACATTTATAAGACTTCTTAAAACTTTCTACAGTACGCATGTAGTCCTCGGCAAAGTCAACAGCATTAGCATGCTTATACCTAAAGGAAAGGTTGAGACTATCAACGATCATTAAAGAGTTAGGCTCACTAGTATTTATTTCTTTAAATGACTTCATTTTATAAACTTTGGTTTTTCGTGCACTAGAAAGTCTTCTAGTAAACACGTGTGAAAATAATGATCTTTGGCGCAGATTACGAAGTGATCGTATAAACCAGTCGGTGTCTCTAGAAAAGCGCAGAACATTTTAGATCTATCATATTTAAAAATTAGTAGTGGAAGCTTGCTGACTTGTTTACCCTGCCTAGTAGCTTGCTCCCACCACTGAATTAGTATAGGGTCTTTAGCTGTTAATATAGAGGAAGTAAGATGATCATCTGCATACCCTTTTACTTCTACTACGTATAGGTTCTTTTCATTAGGAACGTAAAGATCACCCTTTAGCCCATGCTTAGGGTCAAGCGCGCCAGAAGACGGTACGCGTTCCCACGCTAATCCCGTAAACTCGCGTAACTTGTCTTTAACTTGTGTCTCTACCCTAGCGCCCTTAGCTCTAGGGTCTACCATTTTGATATCCTATATTGTTTAACTATAAACTTCATTCTATCCTCGAAATGTTATTTTCTTTTACTATTAATAACTTTTCTAACAAAGGGTGACTAAACCCATGACTAATAAGAAACGTATTTAGAGATTCTTCTTCTAGAAGAATCTCAATTAATTTTTCCTTACCCTCAGCATCTAAATTCTCAATAGTTTCATCAAGTATAAGAAGGTTAGTTCTACTATTAGATAAACTTTGCATTAGTTTACGGATAGCCAGTAAAGTAGATACATTAACTCTAGCACGTTCTCCACTTGATAGTGCTAAAATATCGATATCTCTACCATTATCAGTAATAACTACATTAAGTTTATCGGAAGAGGTAACCTGAAAAGATATTTGAAACCTTCCATCTGCTAAGGTAGCTAGGTACTCATTAGTAATAGACTCTAAGTCTTTTACTAAGCATTCAATCTTATAAGCAGTAAGCCCCGTAGTACTAAAAGCCTTAGCAAGAACCTGCATATCTGATAACTCTTCTACTAGTTTAGCTAGTGATTCAGTTAATGTAGCTAATTCTTTCCTCATGTCCACTAATTGACTAATAATTACACTTACTTTAGCATTATGTTCAAGCACTTTTTTATTATGCTTTTTAGCATCCTCTATAGACTTTGATACTGATATTGCTTCAGTATCTAATATAGAAATTTCTGACTTAATAGATGCTTCATCTAAAGTTATACTGTCGATAGTAGGGTTGTATAGGGAGTGATATTTTTCATACTCAGCCGCCTTTTTCTGACTATGTATATACTGAGCCTCGGAAACTTCAAAGTTAGTTACCCAAGTTTTATCTACTAAAATTGCATTTTCTAATTCTACTCGCTCGGTCTCAAAAATTTTGGATAAATTAAACATAGTAGAGTTATCCATCTCCTGGGAGCAAGTTGGGCATTTAATTGTAGGCCCCTTACATTTAGAACTAATGCTTTTACCTTCTACTAACTTTTTTTCTCTATCTCGTATAGATAAGAATACTTTATTATATAAGTCTCTATTAGGCTCATCCCCTGTGAAGGGTTCTAATACTACTGAGTCCAGTAACTCTTTGTACTTATTATTTTGTATAATACGACTATTAGTACTATCTATAGTTTTGAGCTGTGCTCGTAGTTCTAATAATCTAACTGTAGAGAACGCTATAGGCTCCTCTACAGATTCAAGTAAGTATAGTGGCTCTTTAGAATATTTACTAAGCCAGGCACTTACAGTGCCAACTTTAGCTTCTATAACACTAACCTGCTTACTAAGGTCCGATGCTAGTAGTTTAAATACTTCATTAGCCTTAGTATATTGTGATAAGTTTAGTAACTCTATAAGAAACTTCTTACGGGCAGTATCTGTGGATACTAAAAACTCTAATGCAGAAGCACTGCTTTGATAAACAATTTGAGAGAAAGTCTTATGGTCATACCCTAGGATTTCTTCAATAGTTTTATATGTACTAGTAGCAGTATGCCCCGATATATCCTCACCATTTTTTAATAGTTTTACAGTACTAGAAGCATTAGTACGCTTAGTGATAATTTGATAAGGGATACCATCTTTGTTGAAGTCTAGCTCAATCCAGTAGTTCTTATCCTTAGTATATCTATTTAGTACATCAGCTTTTTTAATTTTCTTAGAGTTTGTATTAAAACATACCTCTTCTATAATAGCCGAAATGGAACTTTTACCGTGTCCATTTTTACCAACTAGCTGTACTAGAGGTGCTCCATTGAGGGTAATCTTGTTAGATGGGCCATACGAGAATGCATTGCCAAATCTAAGCTCTTCATAAATAATCATTCCGTTATTTTATTCATATTATTATTAAGAATGTTAACCAAAGTATCTACTTTAGTTTCCGGAAGCTGAAGAATATAAAGGAGGTACTCCTTAAGCTCTTCCGCTATCGACATTTTAGGGTCTAGCATAAGAGCGGTATCTACCTCTCTTTTAGTAACTTTCTTGTCTATAAGGTCGGAGTCTTCCATTGCCCCTAACTCTGCCATATCACCCTCTACTTCATAGATAGTATGGTGATATAATGTAGCTTTCATAGGCTCACCTACTCTAATTGTTTTACGAATTAGCTGAGGTAGATTTAGTTTGATCCACGCATGATTAAGCGTATTAGTATCAAACAAGATAACACCTGTATCGACCACATTGCGATGAAAACTGGTTGTGATAGGGCTTCCAGGATATAATATATTGCGCTGGCAATTATCATAAGAATGAAGATCACCTGCGAGGACCACTTCCCATCTAGAAAGTAAATCCAAATCGATCTCAGGCTTAACATGGGGCGGAATCTCTCCGCGAACGTGGGTGAATAGTACCTTACTGTGAAAGTCTATATTTTTAGGGTGGTATTCTTTTAGACGATTGTACGGAATAATGTCAAAGCTATTATCCGGATGCGTGTAGTAATCATCAATCACTGTTACTAAAGGATTAAGCTTTTTAGTCACTGACTTTAGATAAGTAAAGAAGGTAGTATCTTTCTTTACTGATTCATGATTACCTGGATAAATTAATGTAGGTATATGACAAGAAGTTACTAGATCATAATAAACTTCTAGCTCTTCCATATTAGGAAGTTTATCAAATATATCTCCACCAATAACAAAGTATTGTGCTAAGGATTGCGCTTCTACTAAATCTTTAATTAGTAGGTTATATCGATCCTTAGCCCAAACTATAGGTACATTCTTTTGACCCAGCTTGATATGTATATCAGCTGTGAATAGTATTTTCATCTGCGGTTGGTGCCTAAACGTAGTACAAAAAAATCATCAGTAACTTTATCTAATGTGTATAATAGAGTAAGTAGCATATTAAAATCAATATTTGAGTCTCTCTCATCAATTAATAGACAGTTTAGTCGCATATTATTTTTTGGAAGCCCACGAAAATTCCTAGTGATACTCTCTATATTGGTATAAGCTGTGCCACCATAATTCTCATGACTCATAATACCATTAGTACAGCAAACTAAAGCAGATCGCTCTTTTGCTAAGCGCTGTATAGTATGTGTTTTCCCTGCACGTCTAGGAACACTCAAATCTAGAGTACGGAATTCATTTATATAGGTTAAAAACTCATATGAGTTTTTTTCGCGCAGTGTATTAGGTAAACTATTTATTAGATCTTTTACATTTTCATATAATGTCATTTAATTCTCCAGCGTAAAAAGCCCCTAAGACTTTTCAACCTTAGGGGCTTTCTTATATTAGCCTAGCTCGTTAACAGCTTCTTGATCTGTACCTGCCGCAGCTTCTTCTGGTACGCCTTTTGCGATCTTATCTAGAAGAGCTTTAATTTCTACAGGTGTTTGTCGTACAAACTTAGCATCAATAGTAAGTGCCGCAGATACTTCTTCGCGCTCTACATCAGTTAGAGGACGTTTTTTAAGTTTTAGTACTGACAGTGTATACTCGACGTTATATGCTAGTGGCCCAGTCTTAGCACGTTTAAATACAATATCAAAGCCATTATCTGGATCAGTAGGGTCCAGCTCTAGGTCTTCTGCAGCAGAGCAAATAGCGCTAAATAACTTCTTCTTTAAGTGCAGTACTTTTACTTTACCATCTTTAGGGTCAATACAATTGATAGTATAAGCCCAACCACACTTAACATCCGGATAGTATTCTGGAACATGATCTACTTCTGCATTATTGAATTTTTCAGCCTCTCTATCAAAAGCTAGACACTCAACAGGGATTTGTTTATCGTTAGTGCCTTTAATCCAATAAATATATCTAGGGAGAATTCCGCCTACCATACGTAGGGTATTTTCTCCATCTTTATACTCAAAAGACTCATGTGAGTTTTTAATTGCTGAACCGTTAGTTTTGCCGAAAGCTAGTGCCATATGTTTATTTCTCGTATTTAAATAAGATTTCTGTTTTGTTGATTTCTAAAAGAGGATTATGTTTTATATTATCCACTACTAGGTCTGGGAAAAAGGACGTCTGTAGTCCTAGGTACTTATACTGCTTGAAAAGACTATAGTCCCTTCTACCAGCTAATTTAATGTACTGTACCTTATGAATAGGGTCAGTACATTGATCTTTAAAAAAGTCCGATGGATTTAGTAGAAAGGAGTGCCCTACTAGAGGTACCTTAGATCGGTACTTTATATTAGAATTACGTAGAGGTACAGCCTTATTCCAGTGATAGTACAACATATACAAGAATAAAGTAGTATTACTACCACACTGCTCCTCTAGAGTGTCTATACTGAAAAATAATGCCAATTTAACTCCTTTAGAACATCTATTATACTATAAATAAAGTAGGGCTGCAAGATTAAATTTTTGCAGCCCTACCATTAA